AAGGATCAGCGGGCGCGTCTCTCCAGGTAGCGAAAGCCATTTTTTGATGGACCATTTCGGCACAGCCGGGAAGGGCTGGTCTTCATCCACGCGCGCGTACATCGGGCAAATGGCTGGAAAACTCCCGCAGTCAACTGGCGTTCAAGAAAGCTTGCTGACGGCACCACCAGGTCAAAGCCGGTGCTACCCGCCATTAATTTGCCTTCCAGTACTTCGTTAGAGTCGAAAACATCGTAGACGACTTTAATACCGGTTTCTTTTTCAAAGTTAGCCACCGTGTCGGGGGCGATATAATCAGACCAGTTATAAATGTGGAGTGTTTTTTGTTCAGCCGCGAGCGTGCCGACAGAGACGGCCATCAGAGCACCCGCAACCAGACCCGATAGCCATTTTTTATTTAAGGCGGTCATATCTCTTTCCTTCTGAAAGTTCGTTAACAAACGAACAAAAGTTGTCACACTGAAAGATATGCAATAAACGTGCATATTTTTTTATCGGCGCGGTGTAAGAAAAGAGAACTCTCTCCCGGCCAGCACTGCTCGCTATATAAAAGCATCGCAAGAATAACTTTAGCCAGGGTTTGAGACTATAGCTCGGATTAAAAAACGGTATTTAACAAATTTTTATGCGTATTTGCTCTATGTGATAAAGCCAAATCGACACAAGATAAGTGAAATAATCTTTAAGAAAAGGTTAAAAACAGCAGATAATTTTGCAGCGCGCAGTCACTGCGGCAGCGACTGCGTGCTCGAAAGGAATTATCAGTGGAGAAAATAGTTTTCGGTAACGTTGTTTTGCCCTTCATCGTCAGTCGGTAACAGCAGTTGATGGGCATTAGCTTCAAGAATGACCATCGAAATCTGCTCTTCGCTCTGACGCACGAACCATGCAAACTGCTCATAGGTTACGCCCTGCATAACGGATAAAGACTGGCAAACCACCAGCTTTGGCAGATTATCATCCTGCATATCAAGAAATGCTTTCACGGTCAGCGAACTGGCATTGATGGCAGATAAATCCGCCGCCAGCGGCAATACGGCTGAAGGTCGGACTTCCGCCATGGCAGAAAACAGGATCGTGTTATCGATCAGATCGATTTTGGCATCAAAGACACCGTCGAAATTCTGCATATGGGGCAGATGCAGAGCCTGACAGTTATCACATTCAAAAAAACTCATCCCCAGGTCATCGAGCCATTGACGCAGCGTATCCAGACCAGGAACGACCAGCGATGTCATAATTTTGTACAACCTCTTTCGATAAAAAGACCGGCACAGCTTACGCAAAAAGCGCAGGCAAAACCATGATCAGTAATGTGATTGCGACTAACCACCCGTTTTCAGGCAATATTCTGTCGTAGCGTGGCGTTCGATCCAGCGGATCATTTTACCCGCGATGTCGATACCGGTGGTTTTTTCTATTCCTTCCAGCCCCGGCGACGCATTCACCTCCATCACCAACGGCCCGCGATTAGCACGCAGAATATCCACACCAGCAACGTCCAGCGCCATCGTTCGCGCGGCTTTTATCGCGATTTCACGCTCCTGTGGTGTGATACTGGCGACGCTTGCCGCGCCGCCACGATGCAAATTGGAACGAAAATCGCCCTCTTTCGCCCGCCGTTCAATCGCAGCGACCACTTCATCGCCAACAACCAGACAGCGGATATCGCACCCTTGCGCCTCTTTGATATATTCCTGCACCAGAATATGCGCGTTCAGACCGCGGAAAGCGTCAATCACGCTTTCCGCCGCCTGACGCGTCTCCGCCAGCACGACGCCAATTCCCTGCGTGCCTTCAACCAACTTGACCACCAGCGGCGCACCACCGACCATGTCGATTAAATCGCTGGTATCATCCGGCGAATGCGCAATGCCCGTGACAGGCAGGTCGATGCCCTGACGCGCCAGCAGTTGCATGGAACGCAATTTGTCACGCGCCCGGGCAATGGCGACCGACTCATTGAGCGGATAGCTCCCCAGCATCTCGAACTGGCGCAGTGCCGCCGTCCCATAAAAGGTAATGGCGGTGCCAATACGCGGGATCACTGCGTCAAAATGGGGTAACTTGCGGCCTTTGTAGTGAATAGAAGACGCCGCAGGATTTATGTTCATGTAGCAAGAAAGCGGATCAAGAATTTCAACCAGGTGACCGCGCTGTATAGCGGCTTCACGCAGCCGCTTACACGAATAGAGCGTTCCATCCCGGGACAATATGGCAATTTTCACCCTGCACCTCTCTGTCAGACCTGGTCAAAAGCCCGCGTATCATACATCGACGTGGCGGTTTTAGCGCGTCGCCCAACCCTGTTTGTGCAAATAATCCAGAATAAATGGGCGGCTTTCTTTAATGATTGTTCGGCGGATATGATCGCTCCAGGTATCCCGGCGATTATTGCTGCCACGGGTGAGGTAATATTCCGCCAGTTGCTCGTCATACTGCGCCAGTGCGCCTTTATCCAGCGGTTGATAGCTGTTTTCATGCACCAAAATGGAGGCCGGTAAACGCGGCTTAAGATCCGGATTATCCGCAGGCCAGCCAAGGCACAGCCCAAACAGCGGCAGAACATGCTGCGGTAATTTAAGCAGTTTCGTCACCGCTTCAATATTATTGCGCAGGCCGCCGATATATACCCCGCCCAATCCCAGCGATTCCGCTGCGATTAATGCATTCTGCGCCATCATTGCCGTATCAACGACACCGAGCAACAGTTGTTCCGCCAGGCCGAGCTGAGCATCCGGACAGATCTGTAAATGGCGGTTAAAGTCGGCACAGAACACCCAGAACTCCGCCGCTTGCGCTACGTGTTTTTGCCCGCCGGTCAGCGTCACCAGTTCTTCACGTAACGCTTTGTCGGTAATGCGAATAATGCTACTGCACTGCAAAAAACTGGAACTGGACGTCGCACGGGCGCTGTTAATAATCGCCTCACGCTGCGCTTCGGAAATGGGTTCATCAGTGAAATGGCGAATGGAGCGATGGCCACAAATAAGTTCAATGGTTGGCGTCATTATCTTTTTCTCTTTCTGAACGTGAATATTGCGGTGGACGGTTCATCAGCTGTGGGGCAAGACGTTTTGCCACCTGAAGAATAACCACCACCGCAGCGGGAAGCATGAGCAAAACACCGAGAAAAATCATCAGAATCTGCACTTCTGGCCGAGAAAATGGCTCAGGCAGCGACAGGGAGTCGCTTACCGACAGCAGCGCCACCGCCAGTAGCATCATTCCGATAAATTCCAGTATCAACACGCCTTTAGGCAATTTACCGATCGCGCGCATACGCTTCCCTCTGCAAAGTGAGCCTTCAGTCTAAAACTTTTCACTGTATTGTGTTTAACAGTTATAGCTTTTAGCAATTAATGCAACAGGTTAAACCTACTTTCAGCGAATACATTTTAGCGTGATCATTACAGGCATAAATCTATGAGGAGAGAAATAATGCAAACCGTTATTTTTGGTCGTTCGGGTTGCCCTTACTGTGTGCGTGCAAAAGATCTGGCTGAGAAATTGAGCAATGAACGCGATGATTTTCAGTATCAGTATGTAGATATTCGTGCGGAAGGGATCACTAAAGAAGATCTACAACAAAAGGCAGGTAAACCCGTAGAAACCGTGCCGCAGATTTTTGTCGATCAGCAACATATCGGCGGCTATACCGATTTTGCTGCATGGGTGAAAGAAAATCTGGACGCCTGATCGTCTGACAAGCCCTCGCGTTGAGGGCTTTACTGATTTTTTCTGTGCTGTGGTTTAAACAAACTACTGATAAATAAGAAACACAGTGCCCCCAGCGCACACCAGAACACCGCGCTTAGTAACCATGCCAGCTCTTGCCAGAATGAGCGCGTCGGTGAAAAAAACAGCCGCATAATGAGCATCGAACAGGGTGCCGCCAGCATTGCGCCAAACAGAGGTTTCAGGACTTCTCTACGCTGTGAAAAGAAGCTGGCGACTGCTCCAGGAAGAATGAAAAATAGCAAGCCGATTTCAGGATGCCCGGCAGCCCGAAAAGCGCCTTTCATGTGCGTCGCCAGAAAAAGGCACACCACAATGAAGAGGACAAAACAGCAGATTGCCCCCGCCCAACGTTGTTTATGTTTCACTCGTTCCTCCTGACACTGCGTCTATCGAACACATTTTTCGCCAGTGTGGCGTTCAGTAAGATAAAGCCGCTTCGCATTCCATGCTAATATAGGCCAACGCAATTCATATAGCCGTTGATACCTAATGTGATTACACTAGTAAAATATATTGTTACTTTACTATCGTTTAGGTGCGCTGAATGAATCTGCGCCCTGAATTCTGGTAAAAAACATTATCGTAAATTACCATTTCTTTCAACAGCTTACTAGTAAACAAGAAGTTAGCCTCCGTGAATATAAACGTCGCCGAATTGTTAAATGGGAATTACATTCTGTTATTATTTGTGGTCCTCGCGCTTGGGCTATGTCTCGGAAAGTTACGACTTGGTTCGATCCAACTGGGTAATTCCATTGGCGTTTTAGTCGTATCGCTGTTATTAGGCCAACAACATTTCAGCATTAACACCGATGCGCTTAATCTTGGCTTTATGCTGTTTATTTTCTGCGTCGGGGTCGAAGCCGGACCGAACTTTTTTTCCATTTTTTTTCGCGATGGGAAAAATTACCTAATGTTAGCACTGGTGATGGTTGGCAGTGCGCTGGTGATCGCCTTAGGGTTAGGTAAGCTGTTTGGCTGGGATATTGGCCTGACGGCCGGTATGTTAGCAGGCTCTATGACGTCGACACCGGTTCTGGTCGGTGCTGGCGATACACTGCGTCATTCCGGCATGGAAAGCAGGCAGCTCTCACTGGCACTGGATAATCTGAGCCTCGGGTATGCCTTAACCTATTTAATCGGTCTGGTGAGTTTGATTGTTGGTGCGCGTTACTTGCCGAAATTGCAGCATCAGGACTTACAGACCAGCGCCCAGCAAATCGCCCGCGAACGTGGCCTGGACACTGATGCCAACCGTAAGGTTTATTTACCGGTGATCCGCGCCTATCGCGTCGGCCCGGAGCTCGTGGCCTGGACCGACGGCAAAAATCTGCGTGAACTGGGTATTTATCGACAAACCGGCTGCTACATTGAACGTATTCGACGTAACGGGATTCTTGCAAATCCAGACGGTGATGCCGTGCTACAAATGGGCGATGAAATAGCGTTGGTAGGCTATCCCGACGCCCATGCCCGACTCGATCCCAGCTTCCGTAACGGTAAAGAAGTTTTCGATCGTGACCTTCTCGACATGCGTATCGTCACTGAAGAAGTGGTCGTTAAAAACCATAACGCTGTAGGTAAACGTCTCGCACAACTGAAGTTGACCGATCACGGTTGCTTCCTTAACCGCGTCATTCGTAGCCAGATTGAGATGCCGATAGATGACAACGTCGTGCTTAACAAAGGTGACGTTTTACAAGTCAGCGGTGATGCCCGTCGCGTAAAAACCATCGCCGATCGCATCGGCTTTATCTCGATTCACAGCCAGGTCACTGACCTGCTGGCATTTTGCGCCTTCTTTGTTATTGGGCTGATGATCGGGATGATCACCTTCCAGTTCAGCACATTCAGTTTCGGCATGGGGAACGCTGCCGGGTTGTTATTCGCCGGAATTATGCTGGGCTTTATGCGTGCTAACCACCCGACCTTCGGTTACATTCCGCAAGGTGCATTAAGCATGGTGAAAGAGTTCGGCTTGATGGTGTTTATGGCAGGCGTTGGTCTGAGCGCCGGTAGCGGTATTAATAACGGCCTGGGCGCGATTGGCGGTCAGATGTTGATTGCCGGATTAATTGTCAGTCTTGTGCCCGTGGTTATCTGTTTCTTGTTCGGTGCTTATGTATTGCGAATGAACCGCGCACTGTTGTTCGGCGCAATGATGGGCGCACGCACCTGCGCGCCGGCAATGGAGATCATCAGTGATACAGCTCGCAGTAACATCCCTGCGCTGGGCTATGCGGGCACCTACGCAATCGCCAACGTCCTGCTGACGCTGGCAGGGACAATCATCGTCATGGTATGGCCAGGATTAGGATAAAACTGAAGTTGCCCTGAAAATGAAATTTTTTTGCACAACCGCAGAACTTTTCCGCAGGGCATCAGTCTTAATTAGTGCCACTGCTTTTCTTTGATGTCCCCATTTTGTGGAGCCCATCAACCCCGCCATTTCGGTTCAAGGTTGATGGGTTTTTTGTTGCCTGAAATTTATGCTGTTTAAAATCATGATGTTAGAAGCACTGTTTTTTAACGATGGCGACAAAATGGCGGCAGCGTCAAAGAGAGAGCGCCACCTGCCCTGATTTCATTGGATGCGGCTGAACCGGATTTGACTCTTTTGGCGTTGCAATCGAACGAACAAAAGTTTCATGGGTAACAAAAGTATGGCTGCAGTTAATGTTCTGGCACTGGTTGTAACGCTCTTTGGTCAATGAAGATACCTGAAAACTGCTGCGAGTATGGGCGGCACTTCCACACAGTGGGCAAATCATCATTTTTCGAGTTCTCCCCATTTTTGCTAAATTCACAACAATGATACCGCATTATTCCATTTTGCAAACTTAAAAGTTCTCCATTGCGAAGAATCATTCCATTTCGAAATCATCAATCCTCACTTCAAGCTCCAGACTGGTAGTAAAACCGTTATCCGGGCTGACAGTATGCGTCAGGGTGGTAATGGTCCATTCCGCATCATCTATCGGCTGTTTAAAACCACTGACTTTTACAGGTATTTCCGTGTAAAGATCTGCCCGCCCTTCCGCCAGTTGTAGCGAGAATGACGCAACACCGCGTTGCAGGCGTTCCCACTGCATTTTTGCCGCTCGTTCGGCGTTGCTCCGGTTGGCATAAGTGCGATTAAGTACCAGCACGTTTTCATCCGTCCCCACCAGGTAATCGCCCTGCTTCGCTTCCGGCTCTTTCTTCTGCTTCTTGGTCCTGCGCTTACGCTTCACTGTAGTGCTTTCTTTCTTCGCGGGTTCACGGGTATGCAACCAGCTGGCAATGACGCCCGTGTAAGCTCCGCGATCCGCCAGGGTAAAGCGGTGACTGTCGCCGTCCTTGCGTGTGATAGTGATCACCGGCAGAGGTTTACCGCTGGCGCTTTTGCCCTGTCCCTGCCGGATGAATAACAGATTGCTATTTTTCACCGATGCAATGGCACCGTACTGGCGAGCCAGCCGCATCAGAAAACTGCCGTCACTCTCATTAGTCTGGTCTATATGATCCACGGGTTTATCAGACAGGTCTTTACCCAGTGCCATCTTCAGTTTGTGCCGCGCAGCTATTTCCTTCACCACTTCCCCGACAGTGGTCTTGTGCCACGATTTTTCGCGGCGGGTATTCAGCGTTTCACGAAAATCAGCACTTCGCGCCCGGATAGTCAGGCGGTCCGGTGCGCCAGTGTGTTCAATCTCGTCCACCGTGAATGCCCCTTTCGGGAAAAGCGGCTGCCCTTTCCAGCCCAGCGCCAGCGTAATAACCGCACCACGACGCGGCAGCACGATTTTTCCGTCGGCGTCGTCCAGTTCCAGATCAAGCTGGTCTGCTTCAAAGCCCCGGTTATCCGTCAGCGTCAGACTCATCAGGCGGTTGTCCAGCACAGTGGTGATATCCCTGCCTTCAATACTGATGCTGAATGCCGGAGTTTTGTTGCCTTTGTTAAGCAGTTCAGAGCTGAAATTCACGACAGAAGCCCTCCCACCGTTTTACTGATATCGCTTAAGGCAGATGTTGCCGTTCCCTGCAGATTATTCAGCTGCGCACTGAGATCACCGAACATATCGGACAGGGATTCATCCACCCGTTTGAGCGACAGGGTGAACTCAATCCGGCGCGGCATACCGTCGCGGAAAAACTCCGTTTTAGTCTGATTCAGTCCCTCAATCACATACATGCCAAAAATCGTGCCGCTGCCTTCAATCAGGGGCCATGCTTTCCCCTGTTCTGCCATCTGCTCCAGTGCCAGCAACGACAGCCTGCCACCTGTTATCTCCGGCATAAGAACACCGGAAAGCGTCAGCATGTCGTTGTCCGGTCCCAGAAACTGCGTGGACGGACGTCGGTTTACCCGGCTGTTTGCCGCATGTCGCCAGCTGCGTTGATACTGCAGCTCCTGATACGGCACGGTGCGCAGCATAAACACGTACAATCCCAGCACCATCATCATGCGTCGTATCCCCCCTGATCGCTGTAGTTACTCCTGGCTTTTGCCTTCAGCCTGCGTTCACGTTCATCAAGCTGGCGGGCCACCTCCCGCGCAATATCCTGCGCACTTTGTCCTGGCTGCGTCTGGATGATGATCTGCGTCGGTGCCTCAATCCTGTAAACGGGCGGCACAGTGGCTGCGCGACTCACAATTGCTTCTCCACCTTTCGCGGGAAGTGCCAAAGGGTGCAACGGTGGATCGGTTTCTATAACTTCCTGATTCCTTTTGTAGAAACAAAAGAGGAAGCAGAGCAGGCGGTGGCATCAACCCGTTACCCACCGGAAGGCATTCGCGGCGTCTCCGTTTCTCACCGCGCCAATATGTTTGGCACCGTGGCGGATTATTTCGCTCAGTCGAACAAGAACA